ACTACATCATTTATGAGTGATGCACAGTCGATACGAAATATCGTATCAGCGATAAAAGCTGAATTACCGTCTAAGGACGCTATTGTGCAAATTTGCACAAGCTTACTCCGTGGTTGCGATTACACACGGGGAGCTAACGGTAAAATTACCGTTGAAAAGCGTTATGCTGTAAATTACAGCATCATCGACCGTTTATCACGGAAGGACGCCAAATCCTTTCGTCGGTTGATCGCTCGGGACAATGCCCGAAACGAAAATTTCGTTAGGAAGGTGACCCCACCTTCAGATCGTATTTACGATCTTGCGCGTGACTCCTGGGGAGCATTTGCTAGCACGGTCGTACTACATCCGGAATTCGACCTGCAAAAGTCAAGTTTTGACTTTCACTTGTATGAAGCAATAATGTCATACAAGGTTTGGTTCTTCAAAATGGCGTTTTTAAACGTCCATGAAGCGACCGAGGATTGCGGATGCAATATTCGATCCGAAATCCACTGTCCAAATTTGGTCAGGGCCATTAATGGTCTTAAGGGGCTCTCCAAGTGGATAGTCTATTACGGTTCTATAAAAACCGTTGACGCCGAGGAGGCCCCAGGTGTAGATTACACCTTGCCGGGACAGCTACCAGGGGTAGCTTACCAGATCTTGGGCTGGTATGGTGGCCATCTATCCCGGTGGCGCACCCCCAACAAATTTGTTGAGACCTTTCCGGGACTTACTGATCCGGAAAGAAAATCCATAATTTTAGGATTAGCGCAAATGAGCACCTTTGGGCGCGCGCTACCAACGCCTCCTGACTATTTTTGTCGAGAGGAGTTGGAAAGTGTCATTGAACACTTATCCGGAGTTCCGGAGTATCCAAGAGAGATGGATGACATCTTTTGGAACCAAGCGAATTCGTTTGGACGGCGGATCGGGTTAACTCTCGATAGGCCGATGGGACATACCCATACCTCAACTTCGGCTTCGGCCTGTTTTGAGGCTACGACTGAGGAAGGGGGTTCTGCGGGGTATTTAGTAAGCGAAATACGCCGCTTTGCCTTCACTCCAGTCAATCGATTTTTCGATTACTACACCTTTCAGGGTAGTGAGTCGAGTCTCTACGACCCCTTTGGTC